CCCGAGTAGAAAAGTATCTTTGATTAACTGTTGGCCTGTGGAAATTGGAGCAATAGAATTGAGTTATGATGTCGCAAGCACTTTAACAGAATACACCGTAACAGTAGCATATGATTATCTAGAATTTGAAGAAGATGCTTGAATGATTTCATCTGTTATACATATAAGGTAATACAAGAAATCAGATAAAGAGGAATTATATCATGCCACTAGATATTTTCGGGTTCTCGATTGGTAGAAAAAAACCACAAGAACTAATCAGTCCCCAAGAAGCAAAAGAACAAAAATCATTCGTAGAACCTGACAGTTACGATGGTACTTATACATTGGAAACAGGTGGTGTGTTTGGCACCTTCGTTGATTTTCAAGGTGGTATTCGTAATGAAAACGCACTAATCAATCAGTATAGAACATCTGCAATGTTCCCTGAAGTAGATCAGGCAATCGAAGATATTGTAAATGAAGCCGTAATTATGGACACAGATAATAAACCAATTAAAATAGACTTGGAGAATGTAGAATTATCTGATTCTATTAAAAATAAAATCTACAACGAGTATGATGGTATTTTAAAGTTACTTAAATTTAATAAGAAAGGTAGTGACCTTTTTAGAAGATGGTATGTAGATAGTAAATTATATTTTCATATTTTAATTGATGAAGAAAATCCCCAAAAAGGAATTACAGAACTTAGATCAATCGATCCGATTAAAATTAAAAAAATAAGAAAAGTAGACAAAGAACAACAAAATGTTGGAATCAATCAAGTTCCTTTTATCAAAAGGGTAGAAGAGTTTTTTGTTTATACAAACACTGATAAAAATTCCCCAATACAAACACCATCTAGTGGTATAAAGATTGCACCCGATTCAATTTGCTATGTTCACTCAGGTGTAATCGATGGAACCTCCAACAGAGTAGTTGGATACTTACAAAAATCAATTAGGCCTCTTAATATGCTTCGGCAGATTGAGGATGCGGTTGTTATCTATCGTATATCTCGTGCGCCGGAAAGAAGAATTTTCTATATCGATGTAGGTAATCTTCCAAAGAATAAAGCAGAACAATATCTTCGTGATATTATGAATCGTTATCGAAATAAACTCACATACGATGCTTCGACTGGTGAGATTAAAGATGGCAGACAACATATGCACATGCTTGAAGATTACTGGCTTCCGAGAAGAGAAGGTGGTAGAGGAACTGAAATTACCACTCTTGATGGTGGACAGAATCTTGGTGAGATGGAAGATGTTGAATACCTACTCCGAAAGGTTTACAGGTCATTGAATGTTCCTGTAAGTCGAATGGAATCTGATAATGGTTTTAATCTTGGTCGTTCTGCTGAGATTACAAGAGACGAAGTAAAGTTCTTCAAGTTTATTGAGAAACTTAGAATGAGGTTCGTTGAATTGTTTCTTAATCTTCTGAGAACACAACTAATTCTTAAAGGTATTATGTCAGAAGATGACTGGGAATCTATTTCACATGATATTTCATTCATATTTAATCAAGATTCTCACTTCAGTGAACTAAAGCAAACAGAGATTTTGAAAGAAAGATTAGATTTGTTAAGCCAAATGGATGAATATATAGGTAAGTACTATTCAACCGAATGGATTCGTAGAAATATCCTAAAACAATCAGAGGAAGAAATCCAAATGATTGATGCACAGGTTCAACAAGAAGGTCCACCAGAAGGTGAAGAAGATATGGAAGGAGAATTCTAATGGACGATATGGCTAAAATGATAGGTTCTATTCTCAGTGATGATAAAGAGGCTTTTGCATCTGCTTTCAATGACGAGATGGATACCCGTGTGGGTGAAGTTATTGTTAACAAAAATTTAGACATTTCTAAAGAGGTTATGTCATCTCCCGAAGCATTGTCTCCTGATGCACCAGTGTCAGAAGCATATACATTCAAGTCACCATCCGATGCGAAGAAATTTGTTACCTCCGCATCAAACGCAGGCTTGACAAAAAGAAATTTTAAAGTCAAAGGTAAGACAGTAGATGTTTCTGGTGTGAAAGACAAGGAAATGAATCAGATGCTTCAAATGCTCGCAAAGGAAATGAAAGCAAAATAAGGACAAAAAAATGACCATTATCAAAGCACTACAAGAAGTATTATCAGAGAAAAAAGAGGTCGTTTTTGAGACGAAAGACGGCACAAGTATACATATTACACCAGAACATGCCTACTCTATAGTCTCAGTTCATGATACTCTCAACCAAGAGAATCAGCAGACTATGAGGGGTATGTTAGAAGAATCGGAAGATAAGTTTATCAAGGTACTACAGTTCTGCGATAAACAATTTAACAAATAAAGGACCTAATATGTCAACAGAAAATATTATCCAAGAAGTTTTATCTGATAATCTTTCTTCTGCTAAAAAGCAGACGGAAGAACTTCTTTATTCTAAACTAAACGATGCAATCAACGCAATGAAAGAAGATGTTGTTGGTTCTACTTATGAAGACGCAATCGGTATTGCCACTCTTTCTGAGAAGAGAAAAGCAAAGAAAAATGGCGATGACGAGAATGGCGACAAAGAACAAAAGTATGCAAAGAAGACAGACAAAGAAGATGATGGTGAAGGTTTAGACCCTGTTGATGCAGAAGACAGTGATGTTGACAACGACGGTGATTCAGACAGTTCTGATGACTACCTTAAGAATCGTCGCAAGACTGTGAAGAAAGCAGTCAAGAATGGCGATGAAGAAGAGGATGAAGTTGATGAAGACTACAACGATCCAAACTGGGCATCAAAGTATAAAGGAAATGAAGCCGCACGAAAAGCAAAAATGCGAAAAGTAGTTAAAGATCATGGTAAGGCCTTTCCAGAACTTAAAAAGAAAGTTAAAGAAGACACCGACCTCCAAGAATTAAGCAGAGGAACTCTTGCAAATTACACCAAGAAAGCCAGTGCTGATGTTCGACGAACAGAGTACCAAAAAGGTCGTCAGGGTGAAAGATATGCAACTGCAAAGGATTCTGACACAAGAAGAGATGCAGTCAAGCAGTACAATAAACTTGGACCAAAAACAACAAAGAGAATGAAGGGTATCTCAAAGGCTCTTGGTAGACTTGGAGAAGGTAAAGGTGATGGAAGAGCATCCCATATTTTTGGAATGGAAAAAGAAAAGTACATGAAACTCAGTGATTCTCAAAAAGATAAAATAAGAACTAAATTTCACAAAGAAAAAGAACAAGCAGAAAAGGAAAAG